GACTACGAACAAAAACAGAGTTAGACATAAAAAAAACTCCAAAATAAAAAAATAAAAAAACAAAAATAAAGAAAATACCAAAAAAAACGAAAATAAAACTTAGAAAATACAGAAGAAAAAATACAAATAAAAATAAAAAAAGAAAAAAATAAAGAATCAAAAAACATGATCAGCGGCGAGTAAGCGCACGCAAAATCAACTCAAGCATAGGACCAGCTTCCTTAAAAGAGCGACCCAAATTGCCCATAGACTGGGCACCTTGAACATCAAAACCAATAAGCTTACCTTGCTGCTCACGCAGCTTAGAATCCCAATCGGTCAACTGCATCAAAGCACCAATCTGGTCAGATTGATCACCCATAAGCTTCACAGAAGCACGAAGTTGGTTACCAACAGCAGTAAGGTTATAACCATGCTTAACCAAATTCTGATACTCCTCACCAAGATTACGAATAATCGCAGTAGTCTGCTCATTAACAGTCTTAAGATTAGCAACCTCTTGAATAGTCTTACGCGCGGTCTCCCGCGCTAAATCTGCATTAGCAGCAGCTTGACCAGCCGAAGACTCATTAAGACCAATCTGAGAAGGAGAAACATTACCAGCACCTTGCTGCTGATAAGCAGAAGCAGCAGAAGCACCAGGGTTATGCATAACAGCCTGTGCACCACCAGGGGAACTTGCGCCCCCCTGAGAATAAGCAAGCATAGGATTAAGACCAGCAGCTTTCATATCACCAACAGCACGCTGATAAGCAGTAGAAGACATACGCTCTTGAAAATCCCTATTCTGCTGAGCTTGAGCGGCATTAGCAGAATTAGTATCCTGCTGACCACTATAGCCAAGAATAGCACCGCCGAACTGATCAAGTCCGGTGCCAATGGCCCCTCCAATAGGGCCAAAAGCATTACCGATTGAAGAAAAAAAGCCCATAATTAAAAATGGTCAATCAATCCGGGAACAGAATAGAGCGGTAACGGACGGGCCGCACGAATATCGAAGAAGGCATCCAAAAGCAACTGCTGTCCATTAGCCGCAGCACCCACCGCGAGGTTACGCGCCAAGGGGGGCGTATCTTGAATGAAAGTAGAGTTAAGAGTAGGCAAAGATGCAAACTTCTGCGCGTAGTGCCATGGGTCGATAGTGCCAGCCGATGTGGACTTGAAAAGGCCAGTGATCTGGCTAGGGTTATAACGGTACTCAGCCCACCGCTCCTGATATCCAAAAACCGAAGAATCGTTAGCAGAACCATCACAATAAATCTCCTTATTCAAAACAGCTTGTTCACCAAGCATAGCAAAAACAGGAAAATAAAAATCATAACGCGTAGAACGCGACCACATCTTACGAAGACCTTGCTGATAAGTCAAATCAGCACGAACAGAAATAAGACCAATAACATAACCATGTTCAACAAATGATTGTGAAAAACCATGGCCATTAGCTAAATAAGTACCGTAAGCCGCCAAATTACCAAGCGGGGTACCAGTAGCACCAGTACCAGAAGTCTGAGGTATAGGGGTAATATTAATAGGTGTTGAACCACCACCTAAATACTCAGGACGCTGTAAACGAGCGTCTGGTGAAACAACACCAAAATGAGAACGAATAATCTCGGTATAGCGAGTACCACCTCGCGCATCACGTTCCAAAAGCTTCTGAATCTGAAAACTCTGACGAAGCTGATTAATGGTAGCTGAAGTAGCAACAGACAAATCTGCATAAAGAGGAGAACCACCAGCAGGATTAGCTGTAGCATGAGTCTGCACAAAAGTAGAAGCATTACCAGCAACCCAAAGACCATGCTGATTACCATCATTCAGCCTAACAGTCGAATAAACACCAGCAGAAGACGTGTTCATAGCAATGGGAGCAGAAGTACCCAACGGAAGCGTTACAGCTGTTCCGCCTTTCTGAGGCCACGGCAGCGAGCCAGTGAAATAATCATGACGCTTGCCACGTCGAAGGATTGTGTAGTTAGTAGCGGGGGTTGTGTCAGGGCCGTCACCCTTATCCACGGTAACGGAATTCTGTAAATTCTCATCTCTAAACCACTGATTAAAAATTAAATTATAAGCACGAACAGGTAAAGCATTATGCGAAACAGTATTGGCACCGCCTACTTGTCCGACAGTAGGTAACCCCAAATAATCCTGCAAAGAACCGACATCATAACCACCAGCAGGAGAAACTTGCTGTGGAATAGTATAAGAAATCGAATCCGTTGGATTCTCCTGCTCACCCATAAACTTAACCCAATTATTCCATATCAAACGATTAGGAACAAAGAAGAAAAAAGAATCCAAATGTAAATTATCAAGAACAGGAAAAAGAGGAGTCGCAAGACGACCAAACATAGTCGCTTTAACGTTAAACGTATCACCTGGTAATACCTCCTCACACATAATTGGAACTAAATAACCAGAATCAAAAGTTGTCTTCAACGTCTTCTGCATACTAAACGAAGAACGCGGAATATCCGACTTAGGAACCATAGCGAAGCTATGAGCATTAACCGAAGCATTGCGATGCATAAAAAACTCCAAAAAAGAGGGGGCCGCAGCCCCCGAGGTTAAGAAACGATCAAAGCGTCCTTGCCACGCACAAGAACAAAAGCGTCACCACAAATAATATTACCGGTTGAATCATCAAATTCACCAAGCATATACAAATCATAATCATCTGGGTGCTTATTCAACGGATTCTGAGAATCTGCACGATTAACTTCATCCGTAAAATCACGAATAGCAATGTTCCGATGTGGAACAACGAAAGGACGAGCAAAAGTCTGAGAAGCACGGTCCTGAACGGAAACAATAAACTGAATCATAAAAACCTCTTAAATAGTACGCTTAGAACGGGATGTTCCAGCTGTAGAAACTAAATTACGAGCAACCTTACGATGAGGTTGCAACTCAAAATCAAGCCGTTCACGATCTAATTCAGCCCGGCTAGTAGATCGAAAAGACATATCGAGGCTTAAATCCTCGCCTAACTCCTTAAGCAATGATTTATAAAACCTAGGGACCGGAGCCCTAGAACCCTGCTGTGTAATAACACCAGCAATCGGAAATACATCAGTCATAAAGTATTCCCGAAACCATGAACGACCTATACCCTTCGACATAAGTAAAAACTCTGGATTAGGACGAATAATCTCGCCATCATCCAAAACAGCCAAAGGTGACGCAATCTGCGAACCCTTAGCCTTCTTCAAAATATATCTAGCGATATAGGCAGCGCTCTCAAAATTAAGACTGCCAATCAAATGCTGGCCGTAATGCCAATGCTTAGTAACTGCATCAGAAATGTAAGTCCGTTCACCATTAGAACTACGACCAAAAATGCGGCGGTCATCGCCAAAGTCCACGCCAAACAACGCAATATGAAAGTGAGGACGTCTGGAAACATCACCGTATTCTCCCGAAGCAACATACTTAAACTTAAAACCGCCCTTACGCAACCGCTTAAAAAAACGTTGCAAATCTTCCTTCCAAAGCTGACCATGGTCAGGAAGATGCTCTGGGCTATATGTGAGGTTGAGCATACAAGACACCTCGTGCATCGCCTGTTCGTGAGTGATACGAATCGCCCACTCCCTCGAGTAAGCCAAGCGACACTCTATGCACTGCCCGCACTTGATGGGGCCGTGTGTAGGGTGTTGCCATTGTGTGGTGCACACAAACGCTTATAAACGAATTCCGCCGCGCATAGGAGCCGCCATAATGTTGGCCCCCTTAGTACGCCCTACATTACCGCGAAACTGCGCAGAAGAGGCTGATTTAGACACAGATGATCTGGACAAAGGCTTCATAAAATTCTCCAATAAAAACGATGATACATGAAAACATGAAAAGGTGTCAATAAGTACAGTTACATCAAGTAGCGAACTGTACTTATGGCCTACTCCGCCTGCGGCGCGGCAACCTCGGGAGTACCCGAGGCAGCTTGGTTATGGGTAGCCAAACCTAAGCGAATAGCCTCATCCTGGTTAGCAGGGTCGGCAAAAAACTCCAAAAATTCCTGAGGGGAATTATGAAAACGGGAACGAACTTTAGCATCCATACGCATAAAGTTCTCATCAGCAGCACGAACTACGTTCATAGCAGATTGAAAATCAAAAACGCCTTCGTAATCAACATACTGCGGCATAGAGACTGGGTCAGGCAAGTGACCAGTCTTCATAAAAGTATCAACAATAGTGTTGATATCAGACTCAGCAGCAAATTGCTGTTGAGTCAAAGAAGGGTCCTTACAGACCAAAGCGGCTTCATCCGAAGCCTTAGACATATCGTAGTTAAAAGGACTACGAACAAAAACAGAGTTAGACATAAAAAAAACTCCAAAATAAAAAAATAAAAAAACAAAAATAAAGAAAATACCAAAAAAAACGAAAATAAAACTTAGAAAATACAGAAGAAAA